ATATTATACATGAGATATCAACTTTTATTGAGAAAGCTAATTCTTATCAAGCAGATGAGGGTTATCACGATGATTTAGTTATGTGCATGGTCTTGTTTGGCTGGTTATCTAGTCAGACATTCTTTAAAGACATGACAGATGTTAATGTTAGAGAAGGTTTATACGGACAACAAATGGGAGAGATAGAAAGTAATCTAACTCCTTATATACGATTCGATGGACAAGAACCAGAGTTTGAAGTCATAGGAGATGATGTTTGGCTATTAGAAGATGAGTATAATCCAACAAATTTACAACAAAAACTAAAGAATTTGATTAATAGGTAATGTAATTACAGTACAAAAAGTCGTAATTACAAAATCCAATTTAGAACTTTTATGATGTATAAATAGTTGGATGATAATAAAACTTGTGTCATTAAATTTAACATAAGATAATATAAACCGAGGAGAAAAACATGGCATTTCAGCTATCACCAGGTGTTCTTGTAAAAGAAACAGATTTAACTAGTGTCGTCCCTTCAGTAGCAACCACAACGGGTGCTTTTGTTGGTGACTTCGCATGGGGACCTGCAAACGAGATCACAACAATTAGTTCCGAGAACGACTTAGTCGCTAGATTCGGAAAGCCTAATGACACAACAGCTAAGGATTTCCTTACAGCGGCGTCATTCTTGGCTTATGGAAACAACTTAAAAACAGTCAGATCTTTAGACGATACAACAGCTAAAAACGCAGTACAAAGTGGTACAGCTGTTCTTATATCTAATAGCGAAGACTATTTCAACAATCATTCTACAGGCTCAGGCACTAATGGAATGTGGGCAGCTAAATACGCAGGAGCATTAGGCAACAGTCTAAGAGTTTCATTCGCAGACAGCTCAAACTTTGATACTAACTCAGTAGCTTCTGTTACTGTATCAGCAGGCGGTTCTAGTTATACTAGTGCTCCTTCAGTATCATTTACAGCACCAGGCGCAGGCGTAACTGCTACAGGTACAGCAACAGTAAGTGGTGGAGCTGTTACAGCAATCACTATTACTAATCCAGGTAATGGATACGAAGCTCTACCTACTATATCAATCACAGGCGGAGGCGGTACTGGAGCAACAGCTACAGCAGTCTTAGCTACTGATTGGAATTACAAAAACGAATTTGACCAAGCACCTTTAACATCTATTGATGTATTACAGGCAGGCGGATCAAACGATCAGATGCATGTTATTGTAGTAGACGAAGACGGTTTGTTTACAGGTACAATAGGAACAGTTCTTGAAAGATTTGAATCTGTTTCAAAAGCATCAGATGCTAAAGCATTAGAAGGTGGTTCATTATTCTACAAAGACGTAATTAACTCACAATCAAAATACATCTATTGGACAGACCATCCAGCAGGCGACGCTACATGGGGTACAGCTAAAACTGGTACTGCATATACAAGTGGATTTACAACAGCAGAAGGCTATTGTTCACTAACAGGCGGAGTTTCAGATAGTCCAGACTCAAGTGATATACAAACATCTTGGAATTTGTTCGCAGACGCAGAACAGACTGATGTTTCATTACTTATTACAGGTTCTATCAATACTACTGATCAGAAATTTGTTCAAGACAACATTGCTAAAGTAAGAAAAGATTGTATTTCTTTCCACTCCCCACAGTTTGCATCTTGTGTAAACAATTCAGGTAGTGAAGAAACAGCTATTACAACAGACAAAGGTTTGTTAGCAGCGACATCTTATAGTTTCATGGATAGTAACTGGAAATACATGTATGACCGTTACAACGACGTATACCGTTGGGTACCATTAAATGGAGATACAGCAGGACTTTGTGTAGCAACAGATTTAGACAGAGAGGCTTGGTACTCACCAGCAGGATTTAACCGTGGACAAATTAGAAACGCAGTTAAATTAGCTTGGAGTCCTAATAAAGCGAATAGAGACAACCTATATAAAATTGGTGTAAACCCAATCATAAATTCACCAGGAAATGGAATCATATTGTTTGGAGACAAAACATTACTTTCACAACCTAGTGCTTTTGATAGAATTAATGTAAGAAGATTGTTTATTGTTTTAGAAAAAGCAATTGCAACCTCAGCTAAATATCAATTGTTTGAATTCAATGATTCGTTTACTAGAAACCAATTTGTAAACATTGTTAAACCTTTCTTAAGAAATGTTCAAGGCGGAAGAGGCATACACGACTTTAAAGTAGTGTGTGATGAGAGTAACAACACTGGCCAGGTTATTGACAGTAATCAGTTCGTAGCTGATATCTTTATCAAACCTACTAGAAGTATTAACTTTATAACCCTCAACTTTATAGCAACAAGAACAGGCGTTGAATTTGAAGAAGTCGGCGCGTAACTTATAAATATTGAATATAGGAGAAACAAATGTCAATATCAAACTTTAAACAACAACTATCTGGAGGCGGTGCTCGTCCCAATCAGTTTGAGGTATTTTTTGCTTGGCCAACAGCAGTAGGTTCGGATACGCCAACAGCAGATGCTAGATTGCTAGTAAGTGGCGCGGCTATTCCAGCTTCTACTGTTAACCCAGTAATTACTCAATACAGAGGTAGGGAAGTAAAGATGGCAGGTGAAAGGATTTTTGATCCTTTTACAATTACTATCATTAATGACAGTAAGCAATCTTTAAGACAAGCATTCGAAGCTTGGATGGAAGGAATTAACAACAAAGCAACAAATGCCGGAATACTTAATCCTGACGATTACTACGGAGAAATTACCGTTAATCACTTAGATAGAAATGGAAGTACAATAACTAAAGGAACTTATGTTCTGGAAGATGCTTTCCCAATTAATATGTCAGAAGTAGCATTACAATATGCACAGAACGATATTATTGAGGAATTCACAGTTACATTCCAATATCAGCATTACAATAATTTCTAAGGTAGTCCCAATAATGGGAACCGAGAAAAGGATATAAAATTATGGATTTATTTGGATTTGAAATTAAGCGGAAGGATAACGCAGCAAACGAGAAATCGTTTGTTGCCCCTTCAGATGATGGCTCAATAGAGTCGATTCGAGCGGGTGGGTACTATGGTACCTATATGGACCTTGAAGGTGTAGCCCAAACAGAATCGGAATTGATTAAAAGGTATCGAGACATAGCCGGGATGGCAGATGTAGATACAGCAATAGAGGACATTATTAATGAGTCTATTGCACAGTTAGAAAATGAGAGCCCCGTCGAACTTAACTTAGACGATGTAGATTTATCTTCATCAGTTAGAAAATCAATCCAAAAAGAATTTGAATTAATTAAAAATATGATGGACTTTAAAGATAGAGCCCAGGATTATTATAGAAGATGGTATATCGACGGTAAGATCTTTTTCCATAAAGTAATAGATATGGAAAACCCTAAACAGGGTATTAAAGATATTAGATATATCGATCCTAGAAAAATTAGGAAAGTGCGTGAAGTCAAGAAGGAAAAGAATCCTTCAGGCGTTATGTTTGTTACTAAGGTAGATGAGTTCTTTATCTATAATGATAAAGGAGTTACTACTAAACCAGGCGCATATGTAGCACCTGAAAATCAGCAAGGGCTGAAGATAACAAAAGACGCTATAGCATACGCACCAAGTGGTTTGGTAGATCATGATAAGAATATAGCATTATCATATTTACATAAGGCAATTAGGCCAGCAAACCAATTAAGAATGATGGAGAACGCAGTAGTAATTTACCGTATTACAAGAGCTCCAGAAAGAAGAATATTTTATGTAGATGTTGGTAACCTTCCTAAGATGAAGGCAGAACAATACATGAAAGACATCATGGATCGTTATAGAAACAAGTTAGTATATGATGCTAACACAGGTGAGATCCGAGATGATAAGAAGTTTATGTCTATGTTGGAAGACTTTTGGTTACCCAGAAGAGAAGGCGGGACAGGAACAAGCATTGATACTTTGCCAGCAGGTGCGAACCTAGGGCAAATTGAAGACGTTGAATACTTTCAGCGTAAACTGTATCAGGCTTTAAACATTCCTGTATCGAGATTAGAACAACAGGCTGGACTTAATTTTGGTAGAGCAGCTGAGATAAACCGAGACGAGATGAAGTTTACAAAATTCATCATCAAGTTAAGGAGAAAGTTCTCGGTAATGTTAGGCGATCTTTTAAGGACGCAGCTCTTACTAAAAGGTGTTTTAACTGAAGACGATTGGCAAGGTATCAAAGACGATATAGAATTTGAATTTGCCACAGATGCTTACTACACAGAGTCTAAGGAACAAGAAATCCTTAGAAGTAGAGTAGAAGTGTTAAATGGTCTTGCAGCTTATATAGGAACATTTTTTAGTAAGCGTTACATACAGAAGAATGTGTTAATGTTAACAGATGAGGAGATTGATACAATAGAAACTGAGATTATGGCAGAGCCACAATACAGTAGACAGTATCAATGGAGTCCTCTCCAACAGGTACAGGGAGATCAACCAGCACCTGAAGGTAATATAAGTAATGAGGTACCAGGCGAGGGAGAACCACAGCCAGGTCCAGACCAATAGGAGTATAAATAATGGCAGATAAAGCAATTTCAGATATGTTAGACAATATGATAGCTAATAAAGGCTCAGAAGTCCAACAGAACTTTAATGATATAATGCAAGCAAGAACAAGCGACGCTTTAGATACATTAAGGCAGGAGAAGGCACAGGATGTTTTTAACAAACATGTGGTTGATCCTAACATGGAACCACAAGGAGTAAGTTTAGACGATGCTCTAGTGGCAATAGATCAAACTACAGGCATGCCTGTTACAGGAGAAACAAATGGCGAAGACATTTAAAGATTTTAGAAACGGGACACTCTCCGAAAGTCCTGTTGACGGTGTAGCTAATGGCTCACTGGAAGGAGATAAACATTTATGTGCATCAAAAATTATGCACAAAGAATGGAACGAAGGTACACCTATTATTGGTGAACATGCAGAACCAGTAGACGGAACAGTCTCATGGTATAAAGTAATGTTTGAACACGGTATAGAAACAGTTGAAGTGAATGATCCTAATGTGGAAGTTCTAGAAGAAGGCCCACACATGAACCACAAGAAAAAATCATATTAATCTAATTTAAAGGAAATCACATGGCAGTCACAGTAAATAACTTAAAACTCACCCAAGTCCAGGGTGTAGTATCTGTTAGGGGGACTGGCGCAACAGGAACAATTGCTTTAGCTACAACACTAAAGAAATCTACTGAGACACAAAGCTCCCCGGCAGTGAATATAAAAGGACTTCATTGGACCTTATCTAGCGGGGCTAGTGCTAAGGTTCAACGCAACTCCGTCGTACTCTACGAACTTATGGAAAGTGGAAATACGGAATTTTACGGTTTTGCAGACAATTCAGAAAACACATCAGACATAGAAGTAGTTATAGCCGGCGGAGCTGGCGGAACTGTTATAGTAGATTGTGCTAAAGTTTCTGGATATGGCTCACAACAACACCAAGACGCACCACTAGACACTAACGACGCAGGTAATGTCTATAACGGTGGAAGTCTAGGGTAACGGAGAAATAAATGAGACTTATTAAAGAATTTAACGAGAGTATTAATTACCTCACAGAAGAAACTAAGGACCCTAATAAACCTAATGTTTATATTGAAGGTGTGTTCTTACAATCTGATTTAAAAAATAAAAATGGCAGAGTCTATCCTAAAGAGATCATGCAAAGAGAAGTAAACAGATATGTAAATGAATCTGTTAACACTAAAAGAGCTTACGGCGAACTAGGACACCCAGAAGGTCCTACAGTAAACTTAGATAGAGTATCTCACATGATTACATCTTTAAAAGAAGACGGCACCAATTGGATTGGTCGTGCCAAAGTAATGGATACGCCTATGGGGCGTATTGTAAAAGAACTTATTAGCGAAGGCGCTCAACTTGGAGTAAGCTCAAGAGGATTGGGCTCTTTAAAAGAGAGAAATGGCATTAATGAAGTACAAGATGACTTTATGCTTGCCACGGCAGCAGATATTGTTGCAGATCCTAGCGCTCCAGACGCTTTTGTATCCGGTATTATGGAAGGAAGGGAATGGGTTTTTGTTAATGGTAAGTGGACAGAACAAGATATTGAGGAAAGTCAAGCAATAATTAACGGAGCATCATCTAGAGAACTAGAAGAAGCTAAGATTGCAGTTTTCAGTAGTTTTCTTAATAAACTGTCTAAAATATAATAGAAATCTGTATAAATATAAATAGTTTATTAGATTATATTAAAATTAAATAATCCTAAGAGGAGAGTAACATGGGAGTAGAATCCAAAATCAGAGAACTTCTAGAAGGCAAGTTGCAAGACGATGCTGTAGAAGTACTTGACGAACTAGCGGCAAATCGTCCATTAGATAAGTCAAGCAATGGAGATGCTAAACCACCCCTACAAGGTAACTCTAATCCAAACCCTGAACAGCAAGACCTAAGTGGTTCAAGCAACCCAGAAGGCGGATTAACAAGCCCAGTAGGTAAGGAAGCGTCAGCTAAAGCTGGTAGTGCCCCTAGACCTTCAAACTCAGGTGCTGGTAAAGCACCTAATTACAACGACGGCGAGGCGACTCAAAGCGTTGTAAATCAATCTAGCTCTAAAGGTAATGTACATCAAGAAGAAGTCGAAGAGACTGAAGACGAAGTACTAGAAGAAACACCAGTTTCTGAAACTGAAGATGAAATTGTTGAGAATGAAGCAGTCGAAGGCGAAGAAGTAGAATATGTTGAAGAAGGCGAGGAAGAAGTTATTGCTGAGGAAGAAGAATCCGAAGTAGAACTTTCAGACGAAGAATCAACAGAAGAAACTTTATTCGAAGAGGACATTGCTAACTTGTTTGCGGACGAGGAGCATCTTTCAGAAGAATTTAAAACACAAGCAGCTTCGTTATTTGAAGCAGTGGTTGTGTCGCGAGTCAATGAACAAGTACAGTCTATTGAAGACGAGCTAGTTCAGGAAGCCAATAAGGCTTTTGACGAAGCGAAAGAAAAGCTAGTTGAAAACATCGACAAGTATCTGTCTTATTGTACAGAACAGTGGATGTCAGAAAACGAGCTTGCTGTAGAAAACGGTTTACGCAACGAAATTACTGAAAGCTTTATTAAAGGCTTACAGTCAGTCTTCACAGAACATTATATTGATGTTCCAGAAGATAAATTCGATGTGTTAACTTCTCAAGCAGCACAAATTGATGAGTTAAAATCTAAGTTAGACGAAGAGATTAACAAGTCAGTTGCAATCAGCGAAGACAGAGAACAACTACAGAAAGAAAGAATTTTTCGTTCCGTGGTTAACGATCTAGCTGAAACTGAAGTAGAGAAATTTGCAAGTTTAGTTGAAGGTATTACATACGACAACGAAGACAAGTACATTTCAAAACTTAATGTTATCAAGGAAAATTACTTCCCAAAAGCGAAAGCTGATGATAGTGATAAGCTAGAAGATAGCGTTGATCAGGGAACTTTAACAGACAATAGTGTAATGAGTAGATATGTCGAAGGCATTTCTCAAGCAGCTAAGTTTGATAAGGTTAAATAATAATTTTTTATAAATAGTATAGTTATAAAACATAACAAACAAAGTAAAACAAGGAGAAACTGATGTATCTTTCAGAAGAACTACAGAAAAAGTGGAGCCCAGTTTTAGAGCATCCTGAACTCACAGAGATTCAAGATCCTTATAAAAAGGCTGTTACCACAGTAGTCCTAGAAAACCAAGAGAAAGCACTCCGTGAGGAAAAAGCAGCTCTTTTCGAGGCTACACACGCTAACCAAACAGGCGCAAGCGTTGACAACTATGATCCAATATTGATCTCACTAGTTAGACGTGCTTTGCCTAATCTAATGGCATACGATGTTTGTGGAGTACAACCAATGTCTGGACCAACTGGTCTAATCTTTGCAATGAAATCTCATTTCAGTTCACAAACTGGAACAGAGGCTTTATTCAACGAAGCAGACACTGACTTTTCCGGTGCAGGAACACACGCTGGCGGTAACCCCGTTGACGGAACCTACACAACAGGAAATGGCGTATCTACAAGCACTGCAGAAGGATTTGGAGACTCAACTACACTTAATGAAATGGCATTCTCAATCGAGAAGACAACTGTTACGGCTAAGTCCAGAGCGTTAAAAGCTCAGTACACCGTAGAACTTGCTCAAGATTTGAAAGCTGTTCATGGTTTAGATGCAGAATCCGAACTTTCTAACATCCTCTCTCAAGAAATCCTAGCGGAAATCAACAGAGAAGTTATCAGAACAATCTACAAAGTAGCAAAAACTGGTTCAGCCAGCACAGCTACTGCCGGAACATTCGACTTAGATGTCGACAGTAACGGTCGTTGGTCTGTAGAAAGATTTAAAGGTCTTTTATTCAATATCGAACGCGACGCTAATGTAATAGCACAAGACACAAGACGTGGCAAGGGTAACTTCATCATCTGTTCATCAGATGTAGCAAGTGCTCTTTCAATGTCAGGTGTACTTGACTATGCACCAGCTTTAAGCACTAACTTAAATGTTGACGACACAGGCAACACTTTCGCAGGTGTACTTAACGGTAGATATAAAGTATATATTGATCCTTATTCA